CGTAACGATCCTAATTCTCGAATCAGACAAGCACGGAGAAGATGGAAATGTTAAATGGAACCAGAACAAATACTAAATAGTCTAAGAAGAGCAATCAAAAGAAGAGTTGAGTCGTTAGCCATATCGGTCACATCCGGTGGGGTTGACAGTATGGAAACATATAAGTATATAATAGGGCAGATTAATGCATTGGAATCAGTGCAACAGGAAATCTCTAACCTGCTAAATGATAAGGAGCAAAATGAAGACAGAGGAACAGTCATCAACATCGGTGACAAAAAAAATCATAACCCCAAATAAAGAATTAGTAGGGTTAAAAAAATCAGAAGAACAAAAAGAAGTTACAAACGAAAAAGCAAAACTTCCGCAACCTACAGGTTGGCGTATGTTAGTTTTACCATTTAAGATGAATGAAAAAACTAAAGGTGGAGTTTTACTTGGACAAGAAACAATTGAAAGACAACAGGTAGGATCACAATGCGGTAACGTACTTGCGATGGGACCTGATTGTTATAATGATAAAAAAAGATTCACACAAGGTCCATGGTGCAAGGTCGGAGACTGGGTAGTCTTCGCACGTTATGCAGGATCTCGTATTGAAATTGAGGGTGGGGAAGTTCGTCTTCTTAATGATGACGAAGTACTAGCAACTGTGCAAGATCCAACAGATATCTTGCATAAATTTTAACATAGGAAGGACACTATGCCAGAGGAAGAAAAGAAAACAGTAGACATCGACACATCCGGTCCAGAGACCGAAGTTGAAGTTGCTGTAGAAAAAGATGAAGCAGTAATTGATACTGCTCCTAAAGAAGAAACAACTAAAGAAGAACCAGAAAAAAAAGAAACAGAAAAAAAGAATGATGAAGAATTAGAAGATTACAGTAAAGGTGTGCAAGCTAGAATTGCAAAACTTACGCGTAAGATGAGAGAAGCAGAAAGAAGAGAAGCTGCTGCTGT